GTAGATTCGGTCAAACGATTATCCCAGCTAGACCAGCAGAAGGCGACCTATTATATTTCCCACTAACAAAAGGTTTGTTTGAAATTAAGTATGTTGATCATCTAGATCCATTCTTTCAATTAGGCAAACTCTATATTTACAAACTACAAGTTGAATTGTTCCAGTATGCTTCTGAGACAATCCAAACTGGTATCCCTGATATTGATGTTTTCGAAGAACTAAAGTCTTACGGAGAATATGGTTTACTACTAGAAACTGGCGATCTAATGCTTGCAGAAAATGGTCAACAGCTTGGTGGTGGTTACGGAACAGATGAAGTTACTTCATTCGGAGACAATGAGAAGTTTAGAAAAGAAATGAGAGATATTATCTTTAATGAAGATAATCCGTTTGGGGATATCGTATAATGTTAAAAGGTCAAACATTCTATCATGGTGTAATTAGAAAGACTATCGTAGCCTTCGGTAGCCTTTTTAGTAACATTAAAATTGAAAGAAAGTTAAAAGAGAATAGCGCCGAATACGGAAACACTGGGGACACAATTCAAACTGTTGATGTTCCTATTGCTTACGCACCTAAAGAAAAGTGGATTGTTCGTGTTGACTCAGATCCAACTTTAGAAAATCAAGTTTATACAACTCTACCAAGACTTTCATTCGAAGTTACTAATATTGCGTATGACGCAACAAGAAAAGTAAATAGAATGAATAAATTGGTTTGCGTTAAAGATAATGGTGGCAGAGATCAAATGTTCTCGCCTGTTCCATATAATATTGACATATCCCTTTATGCTATCGCTAAAACCCAAGAAGACTGTTTGCAAATAGTAGAGCAGATCCTTCCATATTTTACACCAGAGTTTACACTATCTCTTAATGTTGTTCCAGAAATGAATGTAGTTCAGGACATTCCAATTATTCTAAATAGCGTAAGTATTCAAGATGATTATGATGGTGATTTTCAGACAAGAAGATTTGTTACTTATACTATGACATTTACTCTTAAACTTAATTTGTTTGGACCTGTTTCTAAGAACGGTATTATTAGAACTATCAATGCAAGCATTTCTCAAACTAATCAGTTTGATATTGAAACATCAACATATTCAGCAACACAAGAAACACCTGGATCAGCGATAATTGAAGGCTGGGAATAATGAAGAATTATAATGCTAATGCGAATTTAAAAGCTGTTGGTGTACCTGTAGAATTTACAGAAGAAACAATTAAAGAGTATCTAAAATGTAAAGAAGACCCAGTCTACTTTATTGATAATTACTGTTATATTGTTACACTCGATCATGGTCTTCAACAGTTTAAATTATACGAATGTCAAAAGAAAAAAGTAAGAACGATTCACGACAATCGTAAAGTAATTATTATGGAAGGTCGTCAGCAGGGTAAAACAACTACAGCTGCTGGTTATATTCTTTGGTATACTATTTTTAATGACAATAAGAATGTCGCTATTCTAGCGAACAAAGCTGCTACATCTAGAGAAATACTTTCTCGTTATCAATTAATGTACGAGAATTTACCTCTGTGGATGCAGCAAGGTGTTAAAACATGGAACAAGGGCGACGTTGAATTAGAGAACGGTTCAAAGGTTTTTACTGCAGCTACTACAGCTTCTGGTATTCGTTCTAAATCTGTTAACATGTTGTATATTGACGAGGCTGCGATTATTCCTAATCAAATTGCAGAACAGTTCTTCACTTCTATATATCCTACAATTTCTGCTGGTACGTCAACCAAGATTTTGATAACATCAACTCCACTTGGATATAATCATTTCTGGAAATTCTGGAACGATGCTGAACAGAAGTATAATGACTTTGTTCCATTGTTTATTCCATATTGGGAAATTCCAGGTAGAGATGCGAAATGGGCAGAAGAACAGCGTCGTCAACTTGGCGACCTTAAATATAACCAAGAGGTTCTGTGTAAATTCCTTGGTTCTTCTCTTACTCTTATTAATGCTGATGTCATCGCTCAGATGTCGCCGATTAAACCTATCTATAATAACGAAGGTCTTGACATCTTTAATAAGCCAGAAAAAGACCACACTTATGTTCTTGTAGCAGACACCTCACAGGGTCTTGACGGCGACTACAGCGCATTTACGGTAATAGACATTACTACAACTCCGTATTTCATAAACGCTAAATATAGAAGTAACAAAGTAAGTCCCTTGTTGTATCCAAACATTATCGAGAAAATAGCGAAACAATACAACAATGCTTATGTTCTGATTGAGGTTAACTCAGACCCACAGGTTGCTGACATCCTGTATGGGGAACTTGAGTATGAGAATATGTTGTTCGTTAATAGAGGCAACCAAGGACAAACTGTAAACGGTGGATTTGGTGGCGGCAGAACAAAATATGGTGTAACAACAGACAAAAAAGTCAAACGAATCGGCTGTTCAGTTTTGAAGAGTTTTATCGAGGAGAAAAAACTCATTATTACTGACGCTGATATTATATCTGAACTTTCTACATTTATTGAAAAGAGGAATTCTTTTGCAGCTGACGATGGGTACTATGACGATTTAGTTATGACTCTGGTTCTCTTTTCTTGGTTATCAACAAACCCTTATTTTAAGGACTTGAATAATCTAAACTTGAGAAAATTAATTTACGAGAAACAACTAAAGGCAATTGAAGATGAACTAACCCCATTTGGATTTTTCGATGACGGAACTCCAGATGAGGAGAAACCCATATACAACTTCTAAAATACCGATTTTAATAAATAATCTTATGAAGTTTGTGCTCTTCAAAGCAAAAGAATAACATGTAAAATGTAATAAGGAGAATTACAATGCCTTTCCAACTTAGTCCAGGAGTTTCAGTTGTAGAGAAAGATTTCTCTTCAATTGTTCCAGCGGTTTCTACTTCTGCAGGAGCGTTTGCTGGATCATTCCAGTGGGGTCCAGTTCTTGACCCAGTTCAAGTTTCCTCAGAAAACAGTCTAGCAGATCGTTTTGGAAAACCAACAGATGCAAACTGGCAGTCATTTTTAGTAGCTGCCAACTTTTTATCATACGCAAACAACCTTTTGACCGTCCGTATTGATTCGCCAAACCTAAGAAACGCAGTTGCTGTTAAGACTGGTTCTGTTGGAGTAGCGCTTAGTGCAGGTGGAACAGGTTATACTAGCGCACCAGTGGTTGCTATCGCAGCACCAGATATTTCTGGTGGCGTTCAAGCAGTTGCTACTGCTACTCTAGCAACAGCAGGTGCTGTTAAGACAATAGCAGTATCAGGTGGTGGCGCAGGATATACTACTGCTCCTACTATTACCTTTACTGGCGGTGGTGGTACAGGTGCTACTGCAACAGCAACTGTTTCTGGTGGCGCAGTTACTGCAATTAACGTAACAGCAGGTGGTTCTGGTTATACCAGCGCACCAACAGTAGTTATTACTCCAGATGCTGGCGACACTATCACTTCTATCGCAACAGCAACAGCAACTCTTGGTTTCGCAGTTGCTTCTATCTCTGTTGGAACAGCAGGTACTGGTTATAGCACTGCACCAACAGTAAACGTAACTGGTGGTAACGGTACTGGCGCAACAGCAACAGCAACAGTTACAACAGCTGGTGTTAAAATTAAAAACACTGAAGAATATCTAGCAGCATACTCAACTGGTCAAGGTCTAGTTGGTAGCTGGGCTGCGAAATTCCCAGGTGCTCTAGGAAACTCAATTACAGTTTCTATCGCCGACAGCGCAACATTCGATACTTGGACATATAAAGCAGAATTTGATACTGCTCCAGGAACATCGCCATGGGCTACTAATAACGGCAAGAACGCAGCATTAGACGAAGTTCATATTATCGTTATCGACTCTCTAGGTCTATGGACTGGTGTTGCTGGTTCTACTCTAGAAAAGTATTCTTACGTTTCTAAAGCTGATGGCGCAAAACGTGTTGATGGTTCTAACGCATACTACAGAGATGTTATGAATCAATCATCTAAGTATGTGTGGTGGATGGATCACCCAACTGCTATCGCTAACACAGGAAATGCTTGGGGTGTTCGTATCGAAAACATGACAAGTTCTGCATTTAAGGCACTAACAGCAGCTCAAACTTCTACACTATCTGGTGGTGTTGATGACTTTAGCGTATCTGACGCAGCTCTACAAGCTGGATATGAGATCTTTAAAAATGATGAACTATATGACATCTCATTAATTCCAGTAGGCGCAGCTTCTACTGCTGTTGCAACTTGGGTTATCAACAACGTTGCAGAATTTAGAAAAGATTGTATTGTATTCGTTTCTCCACAAATGGGTAACGGCGATCCAATCACACAACAAACTGCAGATTATGTTGATGAATTAATCGCATATCGCAATGCTCTACCAAGTAGCAGCTACGCAGTTTGTGATTCTGGTTACAAGTATCAGTATGACCGTTATAACGACAAGTATCGTTATGTTCCACTAAACGGTGACATCGCTGGTATTTGCGCAAGAACTGACTTTACTGCTGACCCATGGTTCTCTCCAGGTGGATTTACTCGTGGTCAGGTTAAGAATGTTATTAAATTGGCTGTTACACCAAGCAAGACTGAGCGTGACACTCTTTACAAAGCAGGTATTAATCCAGTTGTTACATTCCCAGGACAAGGTACTGTTCTGTTCGGTGATAAGACAATGCTATCTAAGCCAAGCGCATTTGATCGCATCAACGTTCGTCGCCTATTCATTACTCTTGAGAAATCTATTTCAACTGCAGCGAAGTTCCAGTTGTTTGAATTCAACGACAGTTTTACACGTGCTCAGTTCCGTAATCTAGTTGAACCATTCCTACGTGACGTTCAAGGTCGTCGTGGTATTATAGATTTCCGTGTTAAGTGTGACGATTCCAACAATACAGCTGAGGTCGTTGACCGTAACGAGTTTGTTGCTGAAATCTTTATCAAACCAAACCGTTCTATCAACTTCATTACTCTAACCTTTGTAGCTGCTCGTTCAGCTGTAAACTTTGATGAAATTGGTGGATAAATAATATAAAGAAGTCACAACAGGAGATTTAAATGGCAAACATTTCAGATTTTAAAGCGCAGCTTATCGGAGGTGGTG